ATAGTAACTAACTTTGTTGCAGTTCCTCAGGTTAAAAATAGCTCACAGCAATTACATGGTGCAAAAAGAATTGCACAAGGTACAATCGCTTTAGCTTCTGGAGACCTGTCAGCTAGTGACACAGTTATGTTAGCACCTATACCAACTAATGCTAGTATTTCCTCAATCAAGTTGTTTAATGACGACTTAGATTCTGGAACGACTATGACAACAGATGTTGGATTATACGATACAGCTATTGCTGCGGTTGATGATGATGCTTACGCTTCTGCGATTACAGACCTTAGAGGTGCTGTAACGACAGGAACTGAAGTAGCATTTGAAGCTAGAAACATAAACACAATGGGACAGAAAGTTTGGCAAGATGCTGGACAATCATCTGACCCTGGTGGATATTACTATGTTGCATTAACTTTTGATGCAGCTGGTGATACTGCTGGTGATTTAAGTTTCATTATCGAATATACAGTAGACTAATCAACAATTAAGGTGGGGGAGAAATCCCCCATCTTTCATTTCATGACAAGAGCTAGATTTGACCCAAGACTCATAGATATTTATAAAGAGCCTAGACTTTTGTTGCATTTTCAATGGGGAAACGATAATAAGATTTATAGATATGCTTTAGTTGAAAAAATTGATATAGGTAATATCAACGAATTAACAAAGCAAAAGAAAGATGAACTAAATCTTTCTAACGAGGACATTTGGAAAAAATATGGCATCAATAGTAGACATCTGTAACGGAGCATTAAATCAACTAGGAGCAACTACTATTCTTTCACTTACAGAAGATTCAAAGAACGCAAGATTATGTAATGCAAGATTTACGCAAGTCAGAGACGCATTGTTTAGATCACATCCTTGGAACTGTTTACAAAAACGAGTAGAACTTGCAGCAGACACAGATACACCTGCTTGGGGTTTTAGTTCACAATATACTTTACCAGCAGATTGTATGAGACTACTTCGTATATTAGATTTTGATTCTAACTACAAAGTAGAAGGTAGAAAAATATTAAGCAACGCATCAAGCATGAAAATTTTATATGTTTCAAGAGTTACTGATCCTAATGAGTATGATGAATTACTAAGAGAAACTATATCAGCTGCACTAGCGGCAGATATTGCATACGGAGTTACATCTTCAAATCCTGTAACTCAAAATATGTATCAACTATTTCAAGATAAATTAAGAGACGCTAGATTTGTAGATGCTACTGAAGGTCAGAATACTTCACCTGATCTTGGTATGACAGATGAGATAGAGTCTAGTACATTTATAAACTCAAGGTTTTAACAAATGGCTAGAGTTGCAGCACAGCTGACCAACTTTACAGGTGGAGAACTTTCACCACGTTTAGATGGTCGTAATGATCTAACAAAGTATTCTTCAGGATGTAAAACTCTTGAAAATTTTATTATTTATCCACATGGTGCAGCAGCTAGAAGAGCAGGAACAACTTTTGTAGCTGAAGTAGCAAGTAGTGCTAACAAAACAAGATTAATTCCTTTTGAATTTTCTACAACTCAAACTTATATGCTTGAGTTTTCTAATCTTAAAATAAGAGTTTACAAAGGTGGTATGACAGAAGTTAATAGTAAAAGATTTTTAGTTGCAAATAAAACAACTAATACATTTGAACTAACAGATAAAGATGGAACAAATATAAACAGTACAAGTTTTACAACTTATACTTCAGGAGGTGTATCTAATAAAGTTTTTGAAATTACAACACCTTATACAACTGCACAACTTTTTGATTTAAAATTTGCACAATCGGCAGACGTAATGTATATCACTCACCCTGAACATGAAGTAGAAAAATTATCTCGTACTGGTCATACTTCTTGGACTTTAGCAGATTGTAGTTTTACTAAAGGACCAATGCAAGATGCTAATACAACAGACACAACTTTAAACCCAGGTCAATCAGCAGTAGGTACAGGTATAGCTTTAGTCGCTTCCGCAGCTACAGGCATTAATAGTGGTTCAGGTTTTCTTTCTACAGATGTTGGTAGATTTGTTTTTTTAAATGGAGGTTATGCAAAGATAACAGGCGTAACAAATACAACAAATGCAACAATAGAAATTTTAGTAGCTTTATCAGGTGCTAGTGCTACAGCAGATTGGCGACTAGGAGCTTTTTCAGATACCACAGGTCATCCTTCTTGTGTTACGTTCTTTGAACAAAGATTAGTATTTGCAGGGACTACTAATCAACCACAAACAATATTCTTTTCAAAATCAGGTGATTATGAAAACATGGATGCAAACATTGGTGGCACTGTAGCTGATGATGATGCAATTATTTATACCATAGCATCTAATCAAGTTAATGCGATTAGGTTTATGACAGCTACAAGAACTTTAATTATTGGAACAGCAGGCGGTGAGTTTACTGTATCAGGTGGAGGAACAGATAGTGCAATCACACCAACAAATATATTAATTAAAAAACAATCAAACCATGGAGCAGCAAATGTTGATGCGATAGCTGTAGGTAACGCTACATTATTTTTACAACGTGCAAAAAGAAAGATACGAGAACTAGCATATAACTTTGATGTTGATGGTTATATTGCACCTGACATGACTATACTTGCAGAGCATATTACAGAAAGTGGAGTAACACAAATGACTTACCAACAAGAACCTAATCAAATTGTTTGGGGAGTTAGAGATGATGGCGAATTAATAGGTTTGACTTATCAAAGAGAGCAACAAGTTACAGCTTGGCATAGACATATCTTTGGTGGTCGTTTTGGCAATGCAACGATTACAGTTACAGATTTTGCAAACATTGCTAATGGAACAAGAATTATTTTAACAAAAGCAGATGGTACAACGACAACTTTTACATCTGCTACATCTGCTACATCAGGTAAGTTTCATACTACATCTAGTAACAATCAAACTGCAACCAATCTACAAACATTAATAAATGCTGACTCTGATTTTACAGCAACAGTTGCTAGTAATGTTGTTACAATTACAGAAACATCTCCATTGTCTACAGGATTTTTAACAATCAAATCTTTAGACGATGCTACTCGATTAGCCTCTACTAACGAGGGTAAAGCAGTATGTGAAAGTGTTTCAGTTATACCTACAGATAATTCTGAATATCAAACTTGGGTTATTATCAAAAGAACAATCAATGGTGCTACAAGAAGATTTGTAGAATTTATTAATGACTTTGATTTTACAGAAACAGATAACACAACATTTAATTTTTTAGATAGTGCTTTAGCTTATAGTGGTTCAGCTGTTACAACGATTTCAGGTTTAGATCATCTTGAGGGACAAACAGTTTCTATATTAGCAAATGGTGCAACACATCCTGACAAAACAGTAGCAAGTGGTTCGATTACATTAGATCGTTCAGCAACCGATGTTAAAGTTGGTTTAGCTTACAATTCAATATTACAAACAATGAGATTAGATGCTGGTTCACAGAATGGTACATCACAAGGTAAGACAAAAAGAATATATGAAATTACAATTAGATTATTTGAATCTATTGGTGTTGAGGTTGGTGAGTCCCTAGATAACATGGAAAGAATACCATTTAGAACATCATCTGACCCTATGGATGAAGGTATACCTGTGTTTACTGGTGATAAAGCTGTAGAATTTAGAGGTAACTACGACACTGATGGCTTTATTTTTGTTAGACAAACACAACCTTTACCTTTAACAATATTATCATTATACCCTGAGTTACAAACCAATGACTAAAAATTTATTACAGATAGTTCCTTATATTTCTAAACATGGTAAGATCATACTTGCAAATCAAATGAACCACGTCTTGATGGATCAAGATGCACAGTTTGATGGCGATGCGATGGAACTAGAACAAAAAGGATTAGCTTACACTTGTATTATAAACAATGAACCTATTGCTTCTGCGGGTATGAAGATTATATGGAATGGTGTAGCAGAGGGTTGGGTCTTGGCAACAAGTAAAGTTTGGAATCACCCGCTAGTTATTGCTAGAGCTATCAAAAAAAATTTTGCAAGACTAGCTAGAGAAAATAATATAAAAAGAGTACAAACAGCTGTAAGAGCTGACTTTAAAATAGGTTTAAAGTTTGCTTCATGGCTTGGTTTACAAAACGAAGGGTTGATGAAACATTATGGTTTTGATGGTTCAGATCACTTCAGATATGCGAGGATTTTTTAATGAGTTGGGTTTCAGCAGTAGTATCAGTAGCAGCAGCAAGACAAGCATCAACGATTGGTAAATATAATCAAGCTGTACAAAATCGTAATGCACAAGTTGCTGAACAAGAAGCACAGGCTATAGAACAACAAAAAAATTTAGATATAGAAAGATTTGATAAACAATTTACAAAATTACAAGGTGAAACTAAAACTGCAATATTAAAATCAGGAGTAACATTAGAAGGATCAGGTCTTAGAATATTAAGAGCTAATGCAGAAGAAGCAGAAGTAGAAAAAGATATTATCGAATATAATGCTAGTATAGGTAAATCAAGAGCATTTGAAAGAGCTAACTTTGCACGTATGCAAGGTAGCTTAGAACGTATGAGAGCTAGACAAGCGGAACTTGGTTATTATGCTAGAGCAGCTGAATCCTTAAGTAGTTCCAGTGGAGGTGGAGGTTCAGGTTCTAGCTTATTAAGTGGACCAAGATCAATGGGATCAGCACAAGGTGGAGCTGGAGGGAGACCTTATTAATTATGCCAAAGATACCAACTTTTACATCAAGAGGAAGAATAACAGCAGAAGGACCAAGTGTTGCTACTAATTTAAGAATATCTCCAACTGCTAGTACAGCAGCAGGATTATTACCAGCGGCTGATGCCATCACAGAATATCATATTAAACAAAGAGATAATAATGAAAAGTTAGAAGCTAGAAAAACTTTTTATGAAATGAAATCTGAGTCAGATAAAATTATAAAAAAATATGAAAATGAACCTGATGATTTTAAATCTGTTAATGGATATAATCAAGAGTTTAATGTTTACAGAGATCAAAAATTATCAAATATAAAAAACAAAAGAGTTAAAAGAAGGTTAGAAGATTTGTTGGTAGCTGATCAAGCAGAGACAGTTTACAAAATAAAAAAAAATTCATTCAAGGCTTTTGAAGTTAATGAAAATCAATCCTATAATGATGGTCAAACTATATTTGCTAATGAATATACTTTAGAAACTGATAAAAACGAAAAAGAAAAAATATTAAATAAAAGATTAGAATTAGCAAAAGAACATGGAGATATGCACCTAAAAGGTGAAGCGTGGTTAAAAAAAGAAATACAAAAAATAAGAACTGATAGTGTAATTTTAGACGCAGATTTTGCTATAGCTAATAAAAATTATGGATTAGCTTTACAAATATTACAAAATGCAAAAAATGTAGATTCTGAAGAAGTACAAAAAAAAGTATTACAAATTCAAAAAGAGGGAGCTGAGTTTTCAGAACTTTCTTTTTTTAAAAATAAAATTTTAAAAGATAAAGAAAATCCTTTTTTAGGAACATCTCCAAAATTAACAACTGAAAAAAAAGTTTTAGAATCTTTAGATAGTGACTTAATTGGAATAGCAAGAAATAAAAATGCTTCTGAGGGTACTACTTTTTTATATGTTGATGGTGCTTATGCAGAAACAGGTATATTATCTCCTTATTATGAAGATTTATTTTCAACAGCTTATAGTGCTGGTTCATCTACTACTTTTGATAATGTTGCTGATATTCCTGATATTGTAAATCAAGCAGTAGAAGCAGCTGAAGCAGCTGAATTAAATGGAAGATTAAATGTTTATACTTCAGATGATGAGGAAAGATTTTTTAAAAATGTAATAGTTTTAAAACAAATTTTAGGATTAGATAATTTTCAAGCTATAAAACAAGCAAAAGAATTTGAAATGAATTATGATAAAGCAATAATTCAAGGTGCTAATAGACAAAGGAATAAATTATTAGGAGATATTGAAGATAAGTTTGATGAAGTTAAAGGTACAAATATTCAAGATGTAAGGGGTTATGCTAACAAATTATATAATATTTATGTTTCCAATGGAATTGGTGATTACAAAGCAAGACAACAAGTAAAAAAAGACATAAAAGAAAACTTAATTGTTGTTGATGACTATGCTTATTTAAAAAGAGATATAAGTGCTTTTCAAGCAATAGGACCTTTAAATGAAGTAAAAACTATGAAGGAATTTATTTTAGAAAAAAACATAAAGGATGTTGATAAGGATGAATATTATTTAAGATATAATGGTGGAGGTCAATTTGAGATAAGAAGAAGAGTTGATATAAGTCCAGTTTATAATGATGAGGGACAACCCATGATTTATTACGCAAAAGATATGTACATACTTAATCAAGAAAGAGTGACTTCAGAAAAAGAAAAAATAAAACAAAATGTTTTTCAAGAACAAGAAATAAAACAAAAAAGAGCTGAAGAACAAGCAATAACTGGTTTTGATATAACAGGTTCATAAAATGGCAGAAGGAACAAATTTAGATTTAATTGCAAATACAGATTATTTAAGTATTCAAGATGAAAAATTATTAAAAGAAACAGAAGAAAAAGAAAAAATATCTATTGGTGAAGGAATAAAACTTGCTGCACAACAAGAAATGATTTTACCTTCCATACTAAAATCATTTTCTCAACCTCAATTAGAGCCAAACTATGATTTTAGATTAGATGATAATTTGTTTGAAGATTTAACAAAAGAAATTGATCCTTCATATTGGGATGAGTTTGGAAACGCATCATCGAAACAACAAGCCTATCAAATAAGACAAAGAATATTAGATGCACAAGAAGCAAATAAAAAACTTCAAACACTTGGTTTTACAGGAACTGCATTAAGAGTTGGAGCAGCAATATTAGACCCAGCAGCTTTAACTGCTGATCTTGTAACTTTTGGTTTAGCAAGACCTTTCATATATGCTAATAGAGCTTCAAGATATTCTAAATATATTAGAGGTGGATTTGTGGGTGCTGGTCAAGCATCTTTAGTTACAGCACCTGTTGTTATGAATGATCCTACAAGAGACTTAAAAGAAATTGGTTATGCTGCTGTTATGGGTGGTGCTATAACTTCAGGTTTGACAAGATTTTTAGGTCCTAAACATCCTGATATTAATAAATTTGATGCAAAATCAAGAGAGTTTGGAACAGCAACTGAAAGAAAAAATTTAAAAGAAGAAGGATTAAATATTACTCCAAAAGGAGAAAAATATTTTGGTTCTGATAAAAATCCTAACATTAACGAAAGTATAGATGAAGTAGATAATTTAATTCCTAAAAATGAAGTTATGATTCCAACTAGACAAGTTATAAAAGATGTTCAAACTGGTGTTCAAGCTGATGAATTATTAGATAATTTTTTTGATCGTTTAAACATTACACCTACTGTAGCAGGAAAAGTAAGAGCTGATAAATCTTTTGTATTAAGAAAGTCTGCAAATCCTTATATGCGTTCAGCATCTGAAAAATTATTAGAAGATTCAGTTGGTAATAAAGATTTTTCAAGATCAATATTAACTGCTGATATTCAAAAAAATAATTATGCAGCAACAAAATTAACTTCTTTTTATAAAGAATATGAACCTGCTTTTAGAGCTTATTTGAAAGAAATTGGTAAAAATACAAAACTTGCAAGATATAATTTGAATGACAGAATTGAATTTTCTAATTTAGTATCAAGAGCTGTTAGAGGTGAAGTTACAGATATTGCTTCTGTAGAAAAAGGTTCAATAGCTACAAAAAGATTATTTAAAACTATGTTAGATGATTTAAGAAAAGATGGAGTTACAGGTGCTGCGGATATTTTAGATAATCCAAATTATTTTCCAAGACATTGGTCTATTATGAGATTACAAGATGTACAAGAAAAAATAAGTGAAAAAAAACTTATTAATTTTTTAAAAAATTCTTTGGTTAAAGGTTCAAGTAATTTATCAGAAGTTGAAGGATTAAGTCTTGCAAGTAATATTTTAAGAATGATAAGAACAGCAAAATTTAGTGATGGATTTTCTGTGGATAGAGTTTTGAATACAACAGATGAAACACAATTAAGAAATTTAATTACAGATTATACAGATTTAAAAGAAAATGAAATATCAAGTCTAGTAAAAGTTTTATTAAAACCGCAACCACCACAAGTTCCTGCAAGACTTCGTAGAAGAGCATCTTTTGATGAAACACATGAAGAAACAATAGATGGTGTTTCAATAAAATTTAGTGATTTATTAGATAATAATACAGAAGGAGTTGTCGGAGCTTATATAAATCAAATGTCAGGTCATGTTGCTTTTGCAAGAGTAGGAATAAAATCAAAAGAGGACTATTTAAAAATTTTAGATCAAATTAGAAAAGGTTATGAACTACCTGAAGTTGCTAAAAAATATGTTACAAAAACAGGTCGAATAAGAAAAGATTTTGAGCTAGATACTTTAGAAACGATATATAAAAACATCATTGGCATACCCACAGAAAAAAATATAACTGGAGGAGTTGCTACAGTTGCTAGAAATTTAAGAAAATATAACTATGCTAACGTCTTTAACCAAGTAGGATTTGCTCAAATACCTGAACTTGGCAATATTATTGGAACTGCTGGTGTAAGAACTTTTATTAAATATATGCCTGAGTTTAAAAATATTTTAACAAGAGCTAAAGATGGAAAATTATCTAATGAATTTTTAGATGAAATAGAAACTTTAGTCGGTGGTACTGGATCAAATAGATTGGTAGATAGTGTTATAAATAGAACTGATGATTTTGCTGGTATGACAACTAAAGTTGGTAAAATAGAAAAAACTTTAGATGTTGCCACAAGAATTACATCAGATTTTTCAGGATTTCATTTAGTTGATACTTTATCAAGAAGATTGGCTGCTATTACATCTTTTGATAAATTAGCAAGACACGCAACAGGTAAATTAAAATTAAAACCTAGAGATATAAAAAGATATAAAAATATAGGTTTTAGTGAAAAAGAATTAGAAGATGTTTTTAGAAATATAAGGAAAAATTCTAGTTTTGTGGAAGGTGGTTTAACAGGAAGAAAAATTAGAAGATTAAATGTTGATCAATGGGATAATCAAGATTTAGTAAATAAAATGTCTTTATATATGAATAGACATTTAAGAAGAGTTATACAAGAAAACAATTATGGTGAAATGTTAGCGATGGGTCAAGATGGTACAATAGGAAAAACATTATTTCAATTTAAAAATTTTGTTATGACAGCTTACTCAAAACAATTATTACATGGATTACACATGAGAGATTTAACATTTTTTATGTCATTTATGTCATCAACATTAATAGCTAGTCTAGTATATGTTGCTCAACAATCTATTCAATCTATTGGAAAAACAGGAGAAGCTAGAAGTGAATTTTTAGAAAATAGACTATCTCCTGAAGCAATAGGAGCTGCTACTTTTCAAAGAAACACATTTTCTACTTTAATACCTGCTTTTCTTGATACAGGTTTATATTTAGCAGGTGGTAATCCATTCTTAAATTATAGATCATCAGGTCTTGAAACAAATTTACTTACTGGAAATCCAACTGTGGCTTTAGGTCAAAAAGCTGTAGGAGCAATAAGATCAACTGGTAAATCTATTATTGATGATGAATATGATTTTAGTAAAGCAGATGCTTATAAATGGTTAAGAATTTTACCATATCAAAATATGCTAGGAATTAGGAATGTTATGCAGTATATGATAGATGAATCTGATTTACCAAGGAAATCTAAATGATAGACAAATTATACATAATTCATTATAGAGGTATTATATGACAGTATCTTCAACTACAGTAAAAAACTCCTACTCAGGTAATGGCTCTACTACAGTTTTTGCCTATACTTTTAAAATTTTTGCAGACTCTGATCTTCAAGTTATTATACGTTCTTCAACTGGAACTGAAACAACTAAAACTATAACTACACACTACACAGTTAGTGGTGCGGGAGATGCTTCGGGTGGAAATGTTACATTTACATCAGGGAATACACCTGCATCGGGTGAAACTGTAGTTATTAGAAGAGCTGTCCCGCAAACACAGGCTATAGATTATATAGCCAATGATCCATTCCCTGCGGAGACTCACGAAGAGGGTTTGGATCGTGCAACAATGACGACACAACAAGTTCAAGAAGAACTTGATAGGTCTATAAAGTTATCAAGAACAAACACCATGACATCTACAGAGTTTACTGTAGGTGCAACAGATAGAGCTAACAAAGTTTTATCATTTGATTCGACTGGTGAACTTTCAGTAACTCAAGAGCTTGGTACATTTAAAGGTAATTGGTCTAGTGGCACAGCTTATGTTGTAAGAGATATAGTCAAAGACACATCAACAAATAATATTTTTATAGTTAATACAGCACACACATCATCAGGTTCACAACCTTTAACAACTAATGCAAACTCTGCTAAATATGATTTAATTGTAGACGCAGCTTCAGCAAC